TGTTGTCATAGATGTTAATGTATTAGAGAGATGGGAAACTCCATGTCCATTTTATGTAAGTGTTGATGCTTGGCGAGAGTTACATAAGAGACAAAGATTTGAACCATACTTTTTAGGATTCGTAGATAAATTTCAAGAACATGATTCAAGTGGACATGCAGCCACAAGAAAGGTTATTGAACTTGGATATAAAGAAATAGATATCTACGGATGCGACTCTTGGTTTACAGAAGACACTGAAAGTTACACACATCAGTGGATTGATAGTAGATCAATAGATAGTAGTAAGCAAGTAAGTATTTGGCGAAAACGATGGACTAATATCATCGATAGTAATCCAGATGTTAATATTAATTTTATAGGAGTTTCAAAATGAGAGCACTAGTAACAGCAGTTATGTTAGCGTTTGCAACTTTTGCAGTACAAGCTGCAGAACCAGCAAAGAAAGCAGAGACAAAGAAAGAAGACAATTGCGTAAAGAAAGATAAAGACGGCAAGTGTCCTCCAGCACCAAAAGGTGATAAGCCAACACCTAAGAAAGTAGAGAAGAAAGAAGAAGCAAAGAAGTAATTCTTCCTAAATAATTATACACAGTGGGTTGAAGGATCCCAATAAAACCTTCATTACACACAACTCATTACACACAAGGAGTAAAACATGAGTAACTTGACCCCGTTCGAGATTCGCCTTGAACTATTAAAAATGGCGAAAGACATGCTTAACGATGACTACTACGGTAAGCGTGAAGTTATTAGCAATAGTTGGCATGCCCAATTAGAAGTTGCTAAAATCAATGGTGGTGTGCTACCTGAACATCCAGGATTTCCAGCATATCCATCAGAAGCAGATATCATTGCAAAGGCTCAGGTCTTAAATGGTTTTGTTTCAAATATTCCCACCAATTTAGAAAAGACTAGCAAAAAGTCCACCTGATAGGGATCAGACAGAGGGATATTGCATTCCTCTGTCTCTAACTGAAATAAGGAGATAATTATGCGTATACGATTATACACACTATTAGTATTATTTTTAATTAGCAGTTTTATATTTGTGAGTGCTTCATTTTCAACTGACAGAATTATTGATGTTCGTTATGAACAACTAACCAAAGATGCCAAGAAACAAATTGATTGTTTGGCAGACAACATTTACCATGAAGCTGGTTATGAGCCAGATCAAGGTAAGGTCGCAGTTGCTCTCGTGACTATGAACCGAGTGCAAGACCCAAGATACCCAAAAGATATTTGCTCTGTAGTGAAACAAAAGGTAAACTATACATGTCAGTTTACTTGGTTTTGCCAAGACAAATACACCAATAGACAAAAGACTGCATATGAAGAATCAAGAGATATTGCATTGCATGTCTATGCCAATTATGAAAAGATAAAAGACTTTACCAATGGTGCATTGTTCTACCATGCTGACTATGTTAATCCTCATTGGAGAGGACTAGAAAAAACTACAGTAATCGGCAGACATATTTTTTATAAAGAAAAGGCGAAACTATAATGATGAACAAATTGAACATTCAACTTAAAGAGCAAGAGAGTTCACAACACTCGTTTTACTTGCTCATGGACGACATATCATTAACAACTGTGAAACCAGTAGTTGAATGGATCTTTGAAGCAAACTTTGCAGAAGAAAGACCAGATTTATTAAATCTAATCATCTGTTCTCCAGGTGGTGATTTGAATGCAGCGTTTGCATTGATTGATACAATGAGAGGTTCAGCAATACCAATTCGTACTATTGGATTAGGACAGATTGCTTCTGCTGGACTTATGATTTTCATTGCTGGAGATAAAGGAAAGCGTATTCTTACACCAAACACTTCTATTCTGAGTCATCAATACTCATGGGGTGCGTTTGGTAAAGAACACGAATTATTTGCAACAGTAAAAGAGTTTGATTTAACCACTAAAAAAATGATACAGCATTATAAAAAGTGCAGTGGTCTTACGGATGCAAAAATCCGAGAGGTTCTTTTGCCACCACAGGACATTTGGTTAAGTCCGCTCGAATCTAAAAAGTTAGGATTATGCGATGATGTTAAAGAACTTAGTTAATACACTTAAACACTCAGGATTTTGGGCAGGGTTTGTTTTAAACCCTTACCACTGGGAATTTAAGTTTTCAAATACCAATGACATGGGTAAAACCATTGCATTGAATGTTGGTCCAGTCTGGTTTAGACTGGCTATTAATAATGGTGTTCAGTAAACTAAAGGGAATTATTATGAATGATCGTGTTTTTACTATTTCTGTTTTAATTGCTATTGTAACCTTAATTGGTTCTATCACATACTATAAACATTCTGAGATGATGGCAATTAAAAGTAATGTGGAGTCTGCAATCGTGAAGGGTATTGATCCAGTGGCAGTTCGTTGTGCCTATGCAAATGAGAGAGATGTCGTTTGTGTTGCATACGCTGCATCCCATCAACCAACACTAAAACCGAGTAAGTAAACACTTACTTACCAAACCAGCCCTCTAGGACACATCGTTCTAGGGGGTTGTCTTTAATTCCAATTTAGCGTATAATAATCTTATTATATCGTTGAAATGGAGTCTTAATTATGAGTTTACTAACAGTCGGCAACCCAAAGTTATTGAAGGGTCAGAAGAAAGGTTATTTGTCTTCAGTCCTGCACCTAGCACCTGCAAATTTGTCAGGTAAAGAAGTATGCCCTAAGAGAACAGCTGGATGCACTGCTGCATGTTTGAACACTGCTGGTCGTGGTGGCATCTTCAAGAAAGGTGAATCCACTAATGTAATTCAACAAGCAAGAATTCGTAAGACCAAAGCATTCTTTGAAAATCGTCAAGCATTTCTCAATGAGTTAGTTGTTGAGATTATCAAGACAAAAACCAAAGCAGAAAAACAAGGACTCATTCCAGTCTTTCGTTTGAATGGTACTTCAGATCTTTCATGGGAGAAGTATGAAGTTACAAATGGTAAGAACATTTTTCAAATGTTCCCAGATGTGCAGTTCTATGATTACACTAAAGTAAACAATCGTAAAGTAAAACACATTCCTAACTACCACCTGACTTTCTCTAAAGCAGATGGCAACGATATGGATGTTCGTATTGCAATATCAAATGGCATGAATGTTGCAGCTGTATTTCACAAAGTGCCAGAAACATATCTCGGTCGCCCAGTCATTAATGGAGACGAGACTGATTTGCGATTCTTAGATGCAAAGGGAGTTATCGTTGGCTTGAAAGCCAAAGGTAAAGCCAAGAAAGACACCACTGGTTTTGTGGTTACTGCTTGACATGCAACTTTAATTGGAGTATAATTATATTATGTTCGTATATGTAAAAACATCTAGTTCTAAAAAGAAGAAAAAGCCAACTGCAAAACAGAAACAGTTGAGAGCATCATGGGAAGCCATGTTAAAGAAGTATGAAACAAAGACGACTGTTCGTAAAGACCAGCCACTCAGTTCTACATACTCACTTGGAAAACCTGCTTGTCGGGAGACACCTAAGATTCCAAGTCTTCCTTTTACTGGTGCACCATGCATCAAGAAGGAAAATCCAGTTTATACTGGAAGTGCCATTAAAGGTATTGGCACGATGCATAAGTCGAATGCAGTTCCAATCTTCTCAGACGAGCAAGCCATTGAAATTGCAAAAATGAGGAGAGGATGATGTCTGAATTTTGTGTAAAGTGCACGGAGCATGAAGCAAACATGGAGGTGTTGAATAAACGATACTATGCAGAAATGCAATGTATGAAACAGAAGATAAAAGATCTACAAGAAGCAAACGCTAAGTTGCAAAATGAAAACGATGCCCTTATTATGGATGTTGCATTCTATGGTGGTGGTCTTACAAACTTGTCTTGCAATAACAAATAAGGTATAATATATTATGACACTGAATGAAAAACGACACGAACTTCTTGTTCAAAAAATGAAATTAGATAAATTCTTTTCCATGTACTTGGAAAAGTTTGAACGAAAGATGGATCCAGATAAAACTGATACACCCATTTGGAAATTATACAGGACTAAATTAAAAGAATATGGAGCACTCAATCAAGAAATTAAAAACACTGAGTATTGGATCTCTAAGGAACGAAATGTTTAAAACAGCCAATGAGTTTTCTCTATACATCGAGCAAATTGTTCGAGATAAAAAGATGACTTATATGGATGCCGTGCTCGAGTATTGTAAAGAGAATTATCTTGAGCCAGAGGATGTTTCTAAACTTATTAACAAGTCACTCAAAGATAAAATCGAAATGAACTTTCGAGAATTAAACTACTTACCTAAACAAGCACAACTAGATGTCTGAAAATAAACTAACCATTATTGCACTCATAGTATTCATGATGTGTCAATTTGGTTTCTTTTGGTACACAAAAGATTCTTTCAAAGGACTGTCCGTGAGATATGATTGTAGTATATCTGAAATTTCTCCAGACTTTCCAATACAAGTGAAAGAAGAATGCAGAAAACTTAGAGCAAAATATAGCGATGGACGGATATAAAGCATACCGTTATTACCTAGCAATTAAACTTCACTTCACCACTGACAAATTTGATGTTTTCCAAAACAGAGGAAATGTTAAGGGAACTCGTGAAGCATTTAACGCTAGGAATGACAGATACATATTTGAGAAGTTAGCACAGAAGCATTCTGATGATAAAGAGATTATTCAGTTCTTTGTTTCTAATTTTGCATATGGAAACGATACTGCAATCTATGCTGGTCAGGAAGCAGAAGATAACTTTATGCAATGGAATAAAAGAAAGCAAAGTATCACAAAGATCTTTGTGGATGACTTAGCAACTCTACTCACACACATAGAAACAAACCGATTAAAACACTCTGCAATATTTGAGTTTACTGAAAACGAATATCCTATAGCATTGAAGATGTTTGTTGGTGGTAAAATTGCAATAGAAACTTTAAGAATCATAGACGACTTTTCAGGAATCATTGAAAAATGGAATCAGAATCTATCTGTAAAATACATCTGGGATAATGAGATGCGTAGAATTAAAAAGTTGACTGGATTCGTGAAATACGATAAGATTAAGATAGAGAAAATCTTTAGTGCCTTCAAAGAAGAACTTGCAGAATAAATCATGGGTAAGACTTATAAGAAACAAACTCATCGTTACGATGATGAGCAGTCCAGTGGGCGATCTGGAAAACATGCCAAACACTCTAATAATAAAAAGAGTGGAGGTATGAAAACGCTAAATAGTTATGTTGATGAAGATATTGATTTAGAAGATGATGTCTTTGATGACGATATTGAAATGACTGATGAAATCGACATTCAACATATACAAAACAATAATCCGTAATACATTTATACAAAGGAAAATACGATGGATATTCAAGCACTCCGTAAAATGCGTTCTCAAGACTTCAGCAAAATCGCTGGTGAATTTGAGAAGATCGCAAATCCCCAAACAGAAACAAAGTCATATGCTGACGATCGCTTTTGGCGATTGGAAGGTGACAAAGCAGGTAATGGCACAGCCACACTTCGCTTTCTTCCACGAGTAGAAGGTGATGAACTCCCATGGGTTCGAATCTTTTCTCATGGCTTCCAAGGTCCAACTGGTAAGTGGTATATCGAGAACTCTTTGACCACTCTTGGTGAAAATGATCCTGTTGGTGAGTTGAACACCACTCTTTGGAACTCTGGTTCTGAAGCCAACAAAGAGATTGCTCGCAAGCAAAAGCGTAAACTCTCTTTCATTGCCAATGTTCTGATTGTATCAGATCCAAAGCATCCTGAAAACGAGGGTAAGGTATTCTTGTTTAAATTCGGCAAGAAAATCTTTGACAAGATTATGGACAAGGCTCGTCCAACTTTTGAAGACGAGAAGCCAGTCAATGTCTTTGATTTGTGGGAAGGTGCAAACTTTAAACTCCGTATGCGTAAGAAAGATGGTTACGCAAACTATGATGAGTCAGGTTTCAGCGAACCAGTAGCAGTTTCTGAT